AACGGTCAGTTCGGATGTGTTGTATCCGGTGTAGGATGCAGTCAGATTACTCCAGGTTGTTCCGGTCTTTGCTCTGATCTGCCACAGATATGTCAGAGACGGATCGGAAGCCGGAACCACATTGTAGTTAAGGCTTGCAACACCTACGGTTGCCGTATCATCAGCAGCCACGGTTGTCTTATTCAGAGTTGCCCCTGTAAGAGTTGCATCTGTCTCTACGGTTGCTACCACGCCACCGCTGACGTATACGTTGCGTCCCTTCGGCTTATCAAAGCCTGTGCTGATACCGGTAAACTTAGCGTGATACCACTCCGGACCATGATCGAGACCAACCTGACCGAAGATCTGATACTTGTCACCAGCACCAACCTTAGCCAGGGGCTCCAGGAAGAAGTTACCCTTACCAGGTACCGGCTGGAATACAGGAGCGATTACGCTGAAGTCAAGCAGCAGTGCTGTACCTGCCGGCAGGCACTCACCCTTCATCAGGAATACCTCACCGAGCGGAGTGATCACACTGGAAAGCTTGATTCCGTTGATCTCACGGGATGCAGGAACTACGGTAAGGCCGTTAGCTACAGCATCGGCATTGATCTGGAACAGAGTTGTTGCATTAGCCCAGATAACCAGGCCGTCGATTGGAGCATTTCCTTCATCGACAGACTTAACACCTTCAGCGATATCCCACAAGCCGAGAGCTTCTCCGCTCATGTCGATAGCATTACTGGTTATAGCCGGTATCAGACCGCGGGTCTTGTTAACCTCATTGTCAGCGGTTGCCTTATTGTAAACGCCGTTGATATAGGTGTACTCGATATCTCTCTTGATCTTCTCCATCTTGACGCCAACCTGGAAATCCAGTTCGCTCTGCGGATTAGCAGCCTGGTTAGCTACGTTAAGACCTGCCAGGGTTCCCATATTGGACTGCTTAGCATAAGAGATAGCTACAGACTCCTGGAAGATCTGTGTAACGTTGGTCATCTGAGAACGTGTTGTGATCGTTGCATCCGGTGCTGTGAGGGAAGCTTCCTCGCTGATATTCGGCTGAGATCCGTTCCCGCCACCTGTGTACTGCTGACCAACTGTGAACTCAACATGATCTGTTACTTTTGCTCTCGAACCGATGATGGATGAGAGCGGTGTCCGAACATTGCCTTTATTGAATAAAAGGCCGGAATAGTTCAGTAGATTAAAACTCATTCCATAAACATCTGACATTTCTTTATTCCTCCTTAATTAGTATTTGATCCCTCCTGCGCTTCTTGCTGCATTCGGGTATAGTAGGCGGCAGCTGCGTAATCGCTGTTTGCCTGTGCCTCTGCGATCATCTTTGAATAATCGAGGGTTCCGCCGGGATTATCGGCTCCTGCTTTCGGGCGAGGCGTCTGACGCATCAGCTCAGCTTCCTTATTCTTCATCTGCATCTCAGAGAATTTCCCCTGAATCTCTATGACTTTGCTCATATCACCATCTACCATTGCGGTTGCTGATTCCGTAGCCATCTCGGATGTATAACCGAGCCCAAGCAGCTTCGTCATATTATCGGCAATCGACATGGATCTCTTCAGATCTGCGTTCTCCTGTGTCAGCTTCTCCAAAAATTCTTTCTGTTCTTCTGCGACACGCTCATCCTCGGACTGTTTATCCTTGAGCTGATTCTTATACTTGGCCGCCTCCGAATTTGCCTTGTCCAGGAGATTCTTCAACTTCACCAGATCCGAATTTTCTTTCTGTTTCTTCGTCTCCAGAGCAGATGAGATCTCTTCCTCTGTCATCCCTTCCTTGTAAGCATCACCGAGTAACTCTGATAAATAACTCATAGCTTCATCCTCCTTGCGTTTAAAGCGGTTCCCTCCGCATGATTTCTGTTTTATCCTCTTGTCTGAGCCTGCGTTTTAAGGTCTTCTCTGACCTTTATATAAACGGGTTTCCCCGCTTAGATCGAAAATGTAATGTAGCATCGGCAGTTCACATTATTCTCGGCATGTTGAAAATCACCGGGATACAACGCATAATCTCCGTCATATGTCCGGAAGAAACCGCCGACAGGAACCGTGTTCCCTTCCAGGTACCAGTGTGTATCCCGTACCCGGTCATCAAGCATCGTGTTCCACTTCTTTTTGACCTGCTTCCCGGTCAGTTTGCCGTATGCCGTTGCTCCGTCCAGAGCTCCGGCGTTCCAGATCCGATGATATTCAGTCTGGACGAGCCTTTTGACTCCTTCTCGGTCACTTGCGAAGATGTAAAACTCGATCCGGTCTTCCCAATCCTTGCCGTCGATATTCAGATAGATGATCTCCATCATCATGTCGCGGTCGATATTCAGATCCTTCTTCAGCATTTCGCTGGCAGCCTTCACGCCGGAATAATAGGCATAGACCAGGATCTCCAAAACATCGTTTTTAATCTTCCTCGCACGTTTTTCACTATCCAGCTCACTTGCATTGTCAAAACTTGTATCCATAAGGCTGTTGATCTCATCGAACGCCAGCGTATAGTTTTCTATCGCACTCATTACCCTTTCCTCCAAAAAGAAAAGGGACTACGAGCATCACTCATAGTCCCATTGGACGTTATCACAGCCTCTGCCGTGACCTATTCCCTATTCTCTTTCAGTTTCAGCTTTCGTCGTATCTCTACGATCGCGATATTGCCCTGTTCCATCAGGAGCTCAACTCTGCTCCCCTGTTTCAACAGGGTTTCTATCGTTTGCACCGCTTCCGGTGTCAGTTTTGGAGACTTCATTTTCTGCTTCCTCCAGCTGTTCATTATAGTATTTCTCGGATTTTGTATATGCCAACTCCGAATCCACAAACATACCGGAATGCGAGAAGGCCAGCTGCGGATGAATCTTCGGATTCTTCAGCATGAGATCCAGTACCTGTGCTTTCTGCACGATGTTCTCATAATTCCTACGTGTGAACCGGATCTCGATATCACTGACCTTGAGATCCATTCCCTTAGTCACCCGGCAAATGTTCAGCATCATCTTCAGCATAAGCCGCTCGGATTTTTTAAACATGAGCTCAGCCTTCTTGGCCCTGGTCTCAGCTGCAGACCATCCGTCCCGAAGGACTACCGCGGATCCGGTATCACTTGTAGAGCTGCCGCCATTGCGGTTCGGCATACCACATATGGTAAGCACTGTCTGATACAAGTGATCCGTAAGCGTCTGGGATTCTCCCTGACTAAGGTTATTGATCAGGTACTCCACTCTGCCCTTCATCTGCGGATCTGTATCGATAACCTTTAATGCCCCCTGAGCCCGAAGCTCCTGGAATTCATCGGAGGAGATATCCACATTGTAGAATACCATAAGAGCCTGGATAAATTGTTCCATACCATCCAGCCGGTTGCTGTCCGCCAGATTGATCGCGTCGAGAATGGGCAGTACAATCTCGAATGCTCCCTGTCTCTCTTTGTTGAGGGGATATTCTACAATGGGTATACCTCCGAGTATGTGGGGTGTTGCTTTGACGATTTCACCATCACCAAATCCCTGACCGGATGCAATCTCGATATACAGTCTGTCTGTATAGCAGGAATAATGTATTACACCATCCGCATCAATCACATATCGTACTCCAAGCAGGGATCTGTGGCCGAGGCCGTTGTGATACACAACAAAAGAATTCCTCGGATCCAGCGTATATATTTCAAACGGACTATCATCATCCTCACCGGACATGTCATCCGGGAGGATCATACGATATGACGTTCCTGCAATATGCATCCAGTCTGCCAGTTCCATGTCCTTCGTTGCCTTTTCCTCAGCAAATACATATTCATTGAGTCTATTAATCTCACTGGCAAGCTTCTCGTTGGTATCCCTGGATACATACTGGATAGGCTCTCCCATGAGGTATCCAGTCTTGAAAGATACGATCTCATTTGCCCGGTTTTCCACGATCTTATTGCAGATCTCCGGCCGCACCTCCTTTTCCCGATCCAGTACCGGCTGCTTTCCACGGTAATAATCCCAGAGATACTGAATCTGGGCGCGGTTATGGACATGATCGAGCATAGCCTTGTTTAATACCTCGAGGATATTCTCTTCATTCACTTCTGTAACATCTGAATAGATGATGGTCCGTCCGATCAGCCATCCGAACTCACGAGGTAACATATTTACGGCATCCACGATCCTTGTCCTCCTTCCTTACGTGGGAAAACCCACCTATCTAAGCTTACTATAACACCATATTTAATGTCTGACAATCCAAATATATTGTGGATTTTGTCAGATAATTACAGAAAATTGTCTATATTTTGTGGAAATTATCAAAACGGTCTCTTCACCACCTCCAGCTTCGTCCCGATCAGTGTCCGCAGCTCATTCTCCAGGAGGGATAAGCTATCCGGCGCATCGTCATGCGGGACCTTCCCGGATCGCGTGTACGTCGTTACCTGCTGCATGAACTGAGCATAAGCGGAATTCCTCGGATACGTGGACGGATCCCGGAAATAAAAGTTCTTCAGGATCATATCGGATGCAAATTCGATTCTGGTCTGCTTATTGGAGATGGTCCTTTTCGTCCGAATCCCGCAGGTATACTTTCTTTCCTCCAGGATCTTCTGTACGTCCCTGGCAAAATAGCTCCCGGCATTGTTGGACTCAAAGGTACAGGACACCACCTTATTGTCGATCAGAGCCCTGGCACACTCCGGCTTGGTCTTTTCCGGCGGAGCATCATCAAACACCACATCAATGATATATACCTCCGCGCCATAGATGGCAGCGACCGGCATGGAGCAGTAATCGGATCCCTTGTCCGCCGTATCACACACGGCCACCACCGTATCCGGCTCCTGATCAACAGGCAGCTCAAAGAACGTGTTGAGTGAATCCTTGGGAAAAAGAATCCCCTTTGCCTCAAAAGGCTGTTGCTGAAACTCGGACTCCCACTGCTCTGCTGACAGCATTTCCCTCTGATCACGGAAATATTGCGTAGTGAAGACCTTCACCCCTTCCCGTGTGTATTCAAAATTCGTCTCATCCGTCACCGGATCCAGTGCCGGGGTCTCGATCACCCGCATCCGCTTTCCCTGCTTCCGCATCTCTTCCTGGAGATGCCCGATGGGATCATAGAGGCTGTACCGGGTCCCGCAGATCACCACGGGCGTACCCTCAATTGCACGTCCCAGGATATCACCGGAGATCACTTCCCATTTGTCGTCCAGCCTCTGCCGGTTCTTGGCTTCCTCCCGGCCCTCCACACAGTCATCCAGATACAGCAGATTTGTGGCCTCGGAGAGACCCACCTGCCGCGCGTCAATGGATCTGCACATGACCGTCGGAAACCTGGACTTGTGGAGCAGATTCAGGATCTTGGTATCCGCATTCGTCTGCACCAGCTTGCTGTCCGGGAAGATATCGTAAAAGTGATAGTCACTGGGCGTCTGCAGATATTCCAGGCATCCGGCATAGAAGCTCCTCACCAGATCGTCTCCCGTCCCCTCCATGAGCGTAGATCTGTCCGGCTCCCTCCCGGATAACATGTTCACAAAGTTGATCCCCATCTGCGACTTCCCGCACCGCTTCGGCATGGAGATGGATAAAAAGTCCAGCTTCCCTTCCAGGACTTCCTGATAGGCGTCCACATACCGCTTCAGATAATGCCGCCGTGGGAGATAAAACTGCTTGTCCAGCGGTTTCCCGTACTCCACTGCCTGCATATAGTCATCAAAAAAGTGTGGAGCCCCAAACAGCAGCTGCCGGAAATTCAGATCCCGAAACTTTTCCGCCCTGTCATAGACTCCCGTGACGGCAGCATGCCGCATGGCTTGCAGCGTCTTCACCCTGAGCTCATGATTCCACAGGTGCGCCTTGTCAAAGTCCTCCTTCTCCAGATCCCGGCAGATCTCAAACAGATCCCCATACGCCTCAGCACCCAGGATATCCTTCTCTATTGCACCCTCTATCCGCCTCTTCAGCTTCTCATAATCCATACGCATACCTCCTAAAGAAAAAGGGACCGCCCCGTATAGACGATCCCTTTGGATCCGCGACCGGCTCTACCAGTCACGTAAACATTCCCATATTTTCACCTGATTCTCAAAAGCCAGTATCCGGGCCCCCTTGGATAGTTTGGAGTTCGTGAGGACCCCGGCCCGCGTCGCCCCGTAGTGCTTTTTGGAGCCTATAACCTCCTGTACCGCGTCATTCGGCACCGGCTTACTGTAATACTTACACTGGAAGACCCACTTCTCTCCGTTCTTCTCTGCGGTAATGTCCGCCCCGAAGTCACCACTCGCCGGCGTCACCACCACATTCCGGAAGCCCTGTTTCCGCAGATACTTCGCACAGACCTCCTCAAACTTGTACCCGTAGGCGCGAGAGTCCCGCTTCCCTTCACTGAGCCACCCTACCTTCGTCTTCAGCTTCCTGTTCCGCCACATATCGTAGATATAGGCGAGCCCCGGGATCCCGATCAGCACCATGGTAATGATCTTCACCCTCGTTTCCAGGGGACTCAGCCCCAGCGGTACCAGAATGGCCGTAAGAATGGCGAGCCCTGCCATAACTCTTACCATAGCCTCACCCCCTCTTTCCTCTTCAGGAGAGCTTCGTGCTGCCCCTCTACCCACTCTCCGCTTTTTCCGTAACGGTAATAGCCTTCGTAGGTCTTCCGGTTATTGAGAATGCTCTGCACCGTACTGATCACAAACGGCTTCCCGTTCCTGGTCCGGTATCCTTCTCTGTTCAGCGCGTCCACAATGTCCAGCAGCACCGCACCGCCATCTCTTAATTCAAACGCCCGGAGTACCGCGTGCGCCTCGTCCCAGTTGATCACCAGCTGTTTGTTCTCCACCTTATACCCCATCGGTGCCCGTCCTCCGGAGTAGCCGCCCTTGTCGGCCTTCACCTTCCGCCCTGCACTGGTGCGCTTGTTAATGTTCTCCCGCTCCATCTGTGCCACGCAGAGAGTAAAGGCTTCCAGCATGTTCGCAAACACACCCATCTGCCCGAAATCCTCCGCCACGGAGATCAGCTTCACGTCCTTCTTCGTGAGCATCATCTTGTAGTAATAGTAAATGTTAATGTCACGGGCCACCCGGTCACTCTTGGCTACGATCACAGCCTCATACGGCGGATTGCTTACCTCTCCGTAGATGATCTCATCAAACCCAGGCCTCTCCTTCGCGCCGGACTCACCCTCGTCCTTAAACCACTTGACGATCTCCATATCGTTCTTCTCTGCATATTCCCTGATCTGACGTTCCTGGACTTCCAGACCAAACTTGTCCTCTGCACACTGGCCATCTGTTGATACTCTGATATATCCTACTACCTTCTTCATACGATCCCTCCTTACGTTTAAGTGTTTCTGTTTACGTTTACTATATCAAATGTAAGTGTAAAAGTCAATGCCTTTTTGTTTTTGCGCGGAGATTTTTGATTGAGTGAGGAGAGATTTGTTAGATTAAGTAAGTGAGTTTATTTATTGAGATAGCGGAAAGCCTTTATTTATAAGGTTTTTTTAGATTTTGCGGAATTTTCGACCGTCACCCCGGCCCGCCAGGGACCCCGCCAGAATCCCCCACCACCCCACCCAGGCGGAGCAGATCCGGACCGAATCGGCCCCCGCTGCAGCTCTGAAAAATCATGTGATCAGGAAGCCGGCCGCGCTGGATCCGGAGCAGATCGAAAGAAAAATAAAATAATTTACGTTTATTCAAGATTTACTTATTGACATTTACGTTTATTCATAGTAATATAGTAAATGAAAAGAGAACAACGCACCCGCCAGAGGCGGAAAGAAAGGAGATAAGCCCATGAAGAGAACAAAAAACATGATTTACAAAGAAACCGTAGAAAGTACTGAACTCTTACTTTACACCGAAAACACAAGCGAAATCTACTACCGGCACACCGTCCCGGCATTGGATAATCTTAGAAAAAAATTCAAGAAGGGAACCTATGACAGCAACAAAGCTGTAGATCTTTGGTATTACGTAGCAACCGCAGCCGCAAAAAGGTATAATAAAGAATTTTGTGGACAGTTTGACACGGTTTTTACAGTAACCGACCGTTTCACGGTTGCCGTTGAACTAGAAAAAAAATATCACGAAGAACTCCGGCTCGAAGTCGTAGATCTTCAGGACCTCACCACATACGCCCAGGAGCGCAGAGAGGAAACCAGGGAAGCAGCACAAACAGAAGTAAAAACCGCGTAGCCGTTGCGGCGGCATAAAATAGCCAGTTAGGCCGCAAGCGTCCCGGAGTTCCTCCGGGGGTCTGGAACTAATCACGAAGCACGAAAGGAGGAAATACATGATCATTGATATGTGGTATGGAAACAAGCCCACAGAGGCGGACAGAATAACAGCTTACTTTTGCGATTTAGACGCGGTTTATAGAGGAAACCTATACAAAGAAGGCCGCGTAATTGGTGACTACACAGCACGCCATAGCTACGAAATAGAGCAAACATTCACCCAGTTTAGAAACATCTGGGGAGACTAAGAGAGGAGGTGGAGCGCATGAGAAAGAGATACAAAACCCCGGCCGGCACCGTCTACAACCTTTACGCGGACATGCTGAAACAACCACATCTACTTGTGGCAGGTGCTACCGGATCGGGAAAGTCCGTTATAATCAATGCCCTGATACATACGGCTTTATACAATGCCCCGGGGGCCGTGCAGTTTATTCTAATCGACCCAAAACGGGTTGAACTCGCAGAATATAAACCACTGCCCCATGTGATCACATACGCCAGCGAACCGGCGGAAATGCTGCAGGCACTCCGGGAGGCAATGCAAATAACAGAAGCCCGATATAAAACAATGCAGCGGGCCGGGGTGAGGAAGTACGGCGGCGGTGATATCTTCGTTATTATTGACGAGTTAGCCGACCTGATGACCACCCAGAAAAAAGCGGTTGCGCCCCTGATCCAACGCTTGGCCCAGATCGGACGCGCGGCAAAAGTCCACATCATAGCCGCGACACAGTGCCCCATATCCGCAGTAATTCCAACCCCCATCAAAGTTAACTTTGATAGCCGTGTTGCACTCCGGACCAGATCCGCCCAGGATAGCAGAAACATATTAGGCGAGAGAGGCGCGGAGCAGCTGCCCCGATACGGTCAGGGGTATTATATGACCCCGGAGGGGTTGACCCTATACAATTTGCCCATGATCCCCGAAGACGAGCGGCAAAGGATTATAAACCACTGGAGGCCGCGCGGGATCTTCCGCAGAATAGCATAATAAAAACCCCGGGAACCGTCCCGGGGGTTTCCTTTTGTCATCCAGGCCGCCCGGATCATTCCGGCGCGGTCTCCTTTTTACGCTTCGCTTTGACCGTCACGGTCACCGGATCACCATCCGCAGGTGGCAACTCCGGGGTTCCGTAGGTCTTCTCCAGGTATTTCTTCTGCAACCCTTCTGCGTCTTTCTGCTCGCCAAGCGGCGAAGTGTTCGGTGTGAGTACTACATCCTGCTGATCTTTCATGCCGTAATAGTTCTTCGCGCGGAAGATATATGTGATCTGAGGTATCTTGCCCTGAGCCACCAAATCCGCGTCAATAGCACCCATCAATTCCTTGGCTTTTTTTATCATGTGGGAGTACTCAGGGCTCCGTGAACGACCATTTTCCCAGTCCCAAAGCGTGAATCTAGTCACTCCCAAAGCCAATGCCATATTCTCCACCGTTGGCATTCTCTCTTGTTCAGCACACTCTTTAAAATAATCATTCAACCTTTCAGCAAGTTCTTTCTCATCTTTCGGCGGCTTTCGATTAAAGTACTGAAAATTATTCTGAATGATCCTAGAGAGTTCCCCGGGTTCCGTTTTCAAATTTGCCGTAACGGATGCAGACTTACTTCCGCGTTTCTTCGGAGCAGGTACCTTCTTCTCATCATCCATCTTCCGCACCTCCATTATTTCTTTTTCTGTCCCTGCTTTGCAGCCGGTTTCTGATCAGCGGTTTCCTTCGATGCATCTTTCTGCACATTTTCCTCCTGGGGCAGGATATCCATTTTCTCCTCAGACGGGGTACCCGTTTTTCCATGATCCTTAGCCCACTGTTCCACATACGATAACTTACTTACTCTTTCTTCTGCCATTTTAAAATCTCCTTTCCTTGATCTGCTGCTACGATATGTCAACCGCATTTCTGCGGAAGTGACCATTTTCATCCGGGTGTCACAGGTAGACGATTTCATAAAAATTGTACATTCTTTTTCTATATATATACGCGCACGCGCGTATAAGGAAAAATTATGACAAAAATCGTGATTTAGTCTACCTTCGTCCCCCGATACCGTTAAAAATCGCCTTAAAATGATATGTTTTATCAAAAATAAATCTACTTAATCTACCTTATCTACCCGAAATGAAATATTACGTCGGTTTACTTTTTAACCTCAATCCCCTATACATGATCATGCCGTGGGTTTTACTTTTGTCACCATACCATTCAGGATGGGCGGTGACCTCGGCGTTGAATTTCTTTACCGTGCAGGTAAAATATCCGTTTGTCTTGCACCAGAGTTTGTATCTCTCATAAAGGTCCTTTGCCTGGATTGAGTCGGCTGCGTCCTTTGTCGCTTCGCATCTCTCCTCGAGAAACTGCAGCACGATATCATTATCCAGCTCATATTCCTTTACCGCTTCCCGGACGCTGGCGGGTTTTACGAGCTTCCGGATCCGGTACATCCGGAATCCGTCCAGGAGCCAGGTGAAGATACCGCGCATGGCCTCCGGTGACTCAAAGTAAGTTTTGAGATTCTTATCCTGTTCCTCCTGGGTGAAGTGGCGATTGAACTCGATCACGTTTAAACGCTCCGAGGCGAAGATAGATTTATCCCTGACGGAGGGGAGGTCGTTACAGGACATCCACATGGTGAACTGTGGGCGGAAGCTGATGGGCTTCTGGTAGAGTTCCCTCGCCGTGATCATCTCGCCGCCGGTGTACTGCTTTATAGCGGACTCGTCCAGACGGGAGGAGGTGTCGCTTTCTGCCATTGTCACAAACCGCTTGCCTTTCAGCTTGGCCAGCTGAGAAGTGTGGGAGTCCGGGTTCCTGGTGCGCTCCTGCTTACAGATCAGCTCCACAGGGGCCACATCTGCGTAATTTCCGAGCATATGGCATATAGCGTCCAGCAGGGTACTCTTCCCGTTCCGCGTGGTCTTACCGTGGAGGATAAACATACACTCCTCCTTACTGATCCCCAGGAGGGAATACCCGAGGGCCTTCTGCAGGTACTTTGCCTTGTCCTTATCTCCCTCGGTTACTTCCTCGATGAATTTCTCAAATCGTTCACAGCGTGGCGCGTTGTGGTTTACATAGGAGAAGCGAGTCTGCATGGTAAGAAGATCCTCGGACCGGTGCTCCCGGAAAACGTCATTTTTCAGATCATAGGTTCCGTTTAAACAATTGATCAGATAGGGGTTTGCATCAAACTGATCAGCTGAGATTGCCATGCTGTCAGCTGCATCCTTTGCCACTCTGTCCCGGAATCTCCGGTCTCCCATGCGGTTGTAGAAGAGTTTATAATAGGGATCCCTCAGCTCGTCTCCCTCCGGGAGGACGTACTTAGCATAGACAAGCATGATTGTGCGGAATTCCTTTATCTTTTCTGCGACCTTCATATCGTCCGGCTGCCATATCTCGTCCTTATAGACATACCAGCCCTTACGCTCAGGGCAGTATCTCGCCTCGTTTATATAGACCTCAGCGAAGATATCTGCGATCCCGGCCTCGTCCCAGGTATAGGGTGTCTCACTATCTTCTTTTGTTCTGCGCTCCGGGTGGAGTGCGATTATATGCTCCAGCTTTCTCTGCAGATCCTCGTCCTCCAGTCGGATCCGGAACTGTGGGAGCTCAACTTGATCTTTTTTCATATCACACCTCATACGGCAAGCGTATATTGTCCTTTCTCACACTCTACGTGGAAGTTTGGCATACGCTCTCCGATCCTCAGATAATTACAATTTGCTCTTACAAGGCTTTCTGCCATGACCGGTACAACACTGTTTCCGATCCGGGCCACCTGCTCCTTTATAGGGTACGGCTTCCACTCGATGTCACGGTCGATTATATAGTCTCTCGGGAAACCCTGCAGGACCTTTAACTCCTCTGGTTTCAGCATCCGGAGGAAGATATCCTCTATCCGGTACTGTGTACCGGCCACTGTGACAAGGCCGAAGCGGTCCTTTGTGGTGATCGTACCCAGGGGATTGCTGAGTGTCTGTCCGCAGCCCTGGCCGTAATACTTGATCAGGAATGCGGAGACCAGCCCGAAGTGTCCCGGGGAGGTCGTG